ATGAAATACATAGACATACCGGAATAGGAGGAAACAATGAGAATAAGCGATTTACTATTTGGGACAAACATCAAAATTCCCGAGCGCCGCGAGGATGGAACCTACGAGCTGGCTGGCTACACCCTTGGTTGCCTCAATAATTTTGACGTAGGCACCGCAGGGCTTATCCGCAAAGATATACACAGCTTTTGCCGGTTCGGTGATAACGCGGAGTACGCCGGATCAGATCTGGACAAACGCATGACTGAAATATACAACAGCTACCCCGCCGAACTTAAAGAACTGATTATCCCAAGCACAATCCCGTTATACAACGGCAGCGGCGCCGAGAATATAACCCGAAAAGTGTTTGCCCCCACATTGACCATGGTAGGCTACGGTGATAATGAAGGAATAGAAGAAGGTTTAGCATGGCCTATATTTACTGGAAGAAATAGCCGCAAAAAGACCTCTAATAGCCGGGATACTTGCTGGTGGCTTTCCTCGCAGGACTCCTCTGACTGCGTGTGGTTCGTCTACGCGGACGGCTCTGCCTGCAACTTCATCTACCCGTCGAGCGCGTTCGGGGTTGTTCCCGCTTTTGTAATCCCTCAATCGGTACAGATTGACGATACACCGGATAATGACGGCAGTTCCAGATTGACGGTGCTGAATTATGCTTGATTCGGGCTTTTACAACATGGAAAGGCGGTATAAGGAAAAACAATAGATGTATATATTGATTTTTTGTCCCTCATGAATATACTGTAATTGACGAGGGACAAAAAGAAAGGGGGAAAGAATGAAGTCCCAACCCAAAGTAGGAAGGCCGCCCGTGGAGGAGCCGTTAAACGTTAAGTTTAGTATTCGTCTTACAGAGAAAACAAATGAGCAAGTGCAAGCATATTGCAGGGAAAGAGGAATAACGCGAAATGAGTTTATACGGCAGGCCATAGAAGCAGCACTCCAAAACTAAAAAGACGAGGTTAGCGCCGATGACAAGGGACAAGATTTGTCGCTAACCTCACGTGCCACATCAGGCAGATAAATTGTATCATGTCTGCCTCCTGCGGTCAAGGAAATGGAGGTTTACTATATGGAAAAAACCCGAATAATCAGCGCATTGGAGAAAGTAACAATGGACTTAGAATTGGCAAGGGATATACAGTCGTCAGTAAATCAAGCGGTATTTGACTACACGGATAATTTCTTGGTATCGGAGTATGTCTCAAATTATTCGATAATGAGCAATGGGGCCTTTGCTATAATCTACAAAAACATAAACGTTCTAAACGCGCTAATAGGCCAAATTACAGGTGATGAAAGGAGTTACAATGAACGAACTACAGATATTCAATAACAACCAGTTTGGAGAGATGAGAACCATTACCGAAAACGGTACTACACTTTTCTGCGGTTCTGATGTAGCAAAAGCACTCGGATATGCAAGACCGAATGAAGCAATTACCGCCCATGCAAAGGGTACGGTAAAACGGCGTACCCCTACCAATGGTGGCGAACAGGAGATGCTTTTTATCACGGAAGGTGATGTATATCGCCTGATAACCCATAGCAAGCTGCCCACCGCTGAGAAGTTTGAACGCTGGGTGTTTGATGAAGTCCTGCCCTCAATCCGTAAACATGGTATGTACGCCACACCGACTACGATAGAACAAATGATAGCCGACCCCGCCAACGCCATAAAGGTGTTTTCAGCCCTTAAACAAGAGCAGGAGCGGCGGAAGGAGCTTGAAGCGACAGTAGAACACAACGCCCCCAAAGTGCTGTTTGCGGAGGCCGTGCAAGCCTCACACGATAGCTGCTTAGTGGGACAGCTTGCAAAGATGATACGCCAGAACGGGAAGCCTATAGGGGCTAACAGAATGTTCACATGGTTGAGGGATAACGGCTGGTTATGCAAGAAGGGCGAAAACTGGAATATGCCCACCCAAAAGGCTATGGAAGCCGGATATTTTGAGATAAAGGAAACGGTTATAGCCAACCCTGACGGAAGCACCAGAATAACACGCACCCCGAAAGTAACGGGGAAAGGGCAGATTTATTTCATCAACTGTTTTTTGAGGGGAGAAAATGAAAATAGCTGTATATGCCATAGCTAAGGACGAAGAAAAATTCGTTGACAGGTGGTATGAGACGGCAAAAGAGGCTGATTATGTCTGCGTTCTCGATACGGGGAGCGCAGACAAAACCGTTGATAAGCTGAAATCATACAACTGCATCGTAAAAACCAAAATCATACAGCCGTGGAGATTTGATGTAGCGCGAAATGAATCATTGAAAATCATACCGGAAGATGCGGACGTGTTGGTATGCCTCGACCTGGACGAAATCATACAGCCCGGCTGGGCGGAAATCATACGGAAAAACTTCCACGGGACGCGGGGAAGATATTTATATGTTTGGAGCCATGAATCATACGGCAGGGACGGAGTATCATTCAACGCCGATAAAATTCATACAAAATCATACTACTGGAAGAATCCCGTTCACGAAGTGCTGAAATCATACGGTGAAGAATCATACTGCGATTTGCCGTTGAGGGTTGACCATTGGCCCGACGAGAAGAAAAGCCGGAGCAATTATCTGCCGCTTCTCGAGCTGGCGGTTAAGGAAGAGCCGGAGAACGACCGAAACATGCATTACTTAGGCCGCGAATATATGTTCCATCGGGAATACAGTAAGGCCATTGAAACGCTGGAGAAACATCTTGCCCTTAGAAGTGCCGTGTGGCCGCCTGAGCGGGCCGCCAGTATGCGTTTCATTGCTCGGTGTAAAATCATGCAGGGAAAACAATTAGAAGCCGAGGCGTGGCTACAGAGGGCTATAATCGAGGCTCCCGAATACCGTGAAGCATGGTTTGAAATGATGAAAATCATGTATCATGCTAAAAACTGGAAATCATGCATCTATTACGGCGAATCATGCGTAAACATACGGGAAAGGCCGTTATCATACATTTGCGAGCCTGACCCGTGGGGGCCGCTGCCGTTTGATATGCTGTCTATAGCCTATTATAACACAGGCCGCCCCAGAGAAGCTTTGGAAGCGGCGAATCATGCGTTGATGTACGGCCCCGATGACAGAATCATGCAGAACGTGAAAATCATGCAATCATATATCGGGAAACCGTCCTAAGGTCTCCCGCACGACCCCAAGCCGGAAATCATATATCCCCACGCCGTCACATTCTCGGCGGTAGATACGGGCGGCGGCGCGAGCCTCGGCGAGGGTGCTAAACTCCCGCCGCTCGTCGTGCCCCTCGCCCCTCGTCCATGTAATAACCTGATAACGCATATTATACCTCCTTAAAATCATACGGCGGCTTTACGCCGCCACAACCGTTATATTGCGGTAAAAATTAGTGTCGAAATAATCAACCATGCTGTTACTGTCATCATGATGGAATGCGTCAAGAACGGCGTTGATGCGGTGCAGCTTTGCGCGGAAGGCCTCGGTATAGATTTTGTTATCATCAATCCTATAATGGTTAATGTCGTGACTGCCGGAGATGTAATAATCATACTCGCGGGCGGCATGGCTGCGGAGCGTGCGCTGCTGCTCGTCTCCGTCTAATGCAAACCATTTTTCACGGTGTATCTGTTCGCCGTCCTCAGTATAAAGCCAGTAACCTATATCGTTACAGCTATAATTATTAATGTATTCGTCACGGCTCACGAAGTCGGTCGCGGTAGCGTTGACCCTAACTCTTACGGACTGCCCGCCGGAGTAGGTCTTACAGCTCACCGTTACGCCCTTAATGCCCTGGGCCTTCAGTTCCTCCCGGACCGCCTTCGACAGCTCGGCGCCGTGCAGGTGTTTACCGGACTTGTTGCCGTCCCAGCGGGTAGCCCCTAAATAGCCCTCGGAGATCGTGCCGCCCAGCTCGTTATCATGCTCACCGATGGCCGCCAGTATATCATTCTGAGCGGCGAACCCGTACCAGCAGCCCTTCTTCGGGTTCCAGCGCATTTTCAGACCGCGCAGAGCGGTTAAAACCTCGGCGGCGGGCTTGCTTTTAAAATAAATTTCATTGCTGTTATATTGTGCGTTCTTCTCGATTCTGTAGCTTGCCATATAAAAAGCGCCTCCTTATTGTTCCATAGTGTTCTTTCCCTTTGGCTGTTTCTTCTGGGACGGGTATGGGATAAATTCCTCCTCGCCCGCAATAATGCTGTACTCAGAGCGCAGAATCGGGTGCGTTTCTCGCTTTTGCTGCTGACGGATTAGGCTAATGGCTTCCTCTTTCGTGGTTGTACTTGCTTGCATTGTCCCATCCTTAAAAACATGAAACCGTTTCATTGCTTTCTCCCTTCATTGTTCGGGGTGGTTCCCCTTTCGATGTCTCTATTATATACTTACGGGAGTATATAGTCAACTGAAATATTAAGGGAAAAGCCTTAAAGAATTAGAAAGATATACTTGCAGCAGTATGCCAGAAATGATATAATTATTGCGGAGGTGATAACATGGGCACATCAGCAACGAGGGCAAAAAGAAAATACAACTCAAAAACATATGAACGACTTGAAATCACAGTAAAAGCAGGAGAAAAAGAAAAAATAAAACAGAGAGCGGGAAAGTTAGGAAAAAGCATTAACGCCTATATAACCGATCTAATCTATAAGGACATAGAAAAAGAGGGCTGATATAGCCCTCTTATATTATTATCCCAAACTTTGCCGCCAGCAGCTCCCGTCGCGCTTGCGGTATCGGCTTGATCCCGGCACACCACGAATGCACTGCGGCCTTGCTTACCTCACAGGCCTCGGCGGCCTGCTCCAACGTCAGATTGCGGGCCTTGAGCTGATCCCGCAAATACTCGCCGTCGCAGAGCACGGGCGCGCACCGGCCCTGCATATAGGCAAGCTCCCACATACCTTGCTGGTTGAGCGGCAGCGCGTGCTCATCCTCGGTTACATCCTCTGCGCCTTGCAGCGCGTCCCGTATGGCTCTGTCGACATCGGGTGTGAGCTTGCGGTTAATAATCATATACCGCAAGCCCTCACCCAGCCCACGGATGGGCCACATATTAGCTGTCTGCACCCGGCAGTGCGCCCCGATGATGTCGGGGAGCTGCGCCGCCATTATACCATATGCCCGACCCAGGGCCTTAACCGTGTTATCTGTCATGTGCTCACCTCCGTTAATCCTGCATGACCCAGACGCGATAATCAGTTACGGACATAACGGCCCAGCCGCCGTCAACCTCAACCACAACCTCATCACCACGGCAATTTCCCACCGCCTCGTCATACGTGTTAAAATGTACCATTTTCATATCCTCCTTCTGCCGCCGGGCTTGTGACCGGCCTGCCGCATTACCGCCCTTGCGGGCGTCACTCTGCGTTATATTGCCTTATAGCCATTCTCGGTTACATGCGCCTCGGCAATTATATTAACGTTTGCCAGCAGCGGCTCCCCATCACTCCCGGTGTCGACCACATCACCAGTCACAAAATATATATTCGTTCCGCGCATCAGGTAGTTGATCTCCGCCCCTTGCAGTGCGCCGTAACATTTGTAGCAACCCGTTACCCCGTCATACGTGGTATCATAGGCGGATATGCCGGCCTCCATCTCGCCGGTGGCCCAGTTAGTAGACCGCCCTCCCCGCGGTAACTCGCCGAATCGTATATATATATCGCAATCATAGGGCCTAATCATGTTGGCTATGGTGGCCGCTATCTCATCATCGTGATCATGCCCAAACTCTGGCACACAACTGCCCGCCTTGCACTCCTTGATTATTTCCCCGTTCCAGCTGTAATCGCGCCACGCTAACCCGCGCCATGCCCTGATGCCGTCGGCAGCTGTGCCGTATACTATCACGTTCTCGTCCCTCGTCATCATTGTCGTGTGCTCCTCTCTTGTTATGTCTATATTATATACCTGCCAGATTAAAAAGTCAACCGAAAAGATAAACAAACTAAAATAATAAGGCAAAAACTTTTGATGCGGGGGTTTGCGGGGGTAAATACCTATTATAATATCAATATGGAGTATTAGACCGAACCCCGAAGGGGCGGAAAAAAATAAAAAAAGAAAAATTGAAAAGATTGTCAAAGTCCCCCATAAAGGGGGGATAAACTATCGCAATAAATAAATTACCGTTGCGGATTAAGGAGGTGTAACGTATGGCAAGCAGTAAAGAGCAGTACAGAGGCCAGCCCCATTGTAGACCAGGACTTACAGACGAGCAGCGCCAGGCCGTTAAGTTGTGGGTATGGGGCGAGGAGCAGGAGGACGGCACCACCCATTACATGAGCGGCTACAAGGAGATCGCCGACCGGGTAGGAGTCAACAAAATTACCGTGTGGCGGTGGTTCCGGGAGTTCCCGGTGTTTCAGGCCGCGCTGGACAAGGAGTTGGCGGAGCGGGGCAAGGAGGATGATAAATTTTATCAACGGATGCGTTCTCGTGCGCAAAAAGTCCTCGAAAAAAACCTAAATGCCCCCTATGCACGGGATTCTACGGCCGCCGCTCTGGCTATTTTGAGCCGCTGTGGGGACGTTGACGGGGTACGGGTAGAGGTCTCCCAGGCCGATGCTGATAGAGTGGTTAGAGGCGGTTTTGGGCGGTCTGACGGCAATGTATAGCGTTTGCATAGTCTGTATATTTCCGGCTCAAGTATTCGTTAAAGTGTAGTTTAACGAATAGTTATAAAACAAAATGTATAAAGTGTTGAATAATACGGGGTTAGTACCTGCATACTGTGTATATATATACAAAAGTGCTGTTGAATAACCCCGTTTATACACCGCAAAAATGTATGTATATGCTGCATAATCGGAGGGGGTGGCATGGGGGTAGTTTTTGTAGGGGGAACGCGCCAAACATATAGCTCCCCACACATTTTTTCTCCCCCACAAAATGGACATTTACACAATTTGTGCCAAGTATAACGTTGACCCTAACGATGTGGTCTACTATTTCAAACTGCGTAACGGTGAACCGCGCCTTATCCTCAAGGACGATTTCAATGATGTGTACGCCTGCACCCTCGATGAGAAAGCGAGAGTGCAGCTCATTTTCGGCGGACGCGGCTCCGGCAAATCGAACCACATTGTAAGGGAGATAGTAGCCGATACCTATAACGGCCATAATTGGCTTGTGTGCCGTTATTACAAGGTAGACTTAAGAACCTCTTGCTTCAATGAAATAATCTCTGTAATCGACGAATGGGGGCTTACAGACGAGTTTTCCGTTGACAAATCCACCATGACCATTACTTGTTTGTATAATGGCCGTCAGATAATCTTCGGTGCGTTAGAGGAAACACGGAGATTGAAGTCATTGAAGCCAAAGAAGGGTATACTGACCGACATATTCATGGAAGAAGGCGACGAATGCCCCTCCTATGAGGCTTTTGAGGTTCTGGATAACTGTTTGAGAGGCATTGATAAGGACGCGAAGCTGAGAGGGCAACCGCAGCCGAACAAGAGGATAATAATGGCGTTCAACCCATTCCCTGAAACGCACTGGCTTTATAAGGTCTTTTTTGAGCCCTTGTGGCATCACCCCGACGTGAAGTCGATAGACGAACTGAAAGCTCTGACCCTGAAAGACAAGACCGCAAGAGGTGTAGTTGAAGGTTCAGATGTTTTTATTTTGAAAACGACCTATGCCGACAACCGTTTTCTTACCGAGGAAGATATTCAGAAAAGGGAGCAATCCACAGGGCAAAGATTATGGGTAGATACGTTAGGGAATTTTGGCAGATTAGGTTCTACCGTGTTCGAGCGCGGAAAGCACTGGAATATTGCAGACCTGTCCGGCAGGGAATTTAGGAATATCCGTGTCGGCAGCGACTTCGGATATAATCACCCCTGCGCTTTCGTTAAGTGTTCGCTGGATAAGCATAACCACAAGATATATGTGTTTGATGAATTATTCGTGAACGAGGTCACTACCCGCCAATACGGGGAGCTGATCTACAATAAGGCATTGGGCCATGTAGTGTACTGTGACGCGGCGGAGCCTGACCGTATCAAAGAGCTTAAAGAGATGGGTATCCATGCGGACAAATGCAAGAAGGGCAAAGCCAAGGGGGCGAAGTCCGCTATCACCCGAAGAATAGACTGGTTGCACGACTATGAAATAATAATCGACCAGAAATGTGTGAACCTGATAGGAGAATTTAAGGTTTATCGGTGGAAAACGGATTCCGCCGGACAGAAGTTAGACATACCGGAGGACGCAGACAACCACGGCATAGACGCGCTTTCATATGCCCTGGGATATGATATATTTGCCGGTACTAAGCTTATCGGCGGAGGTAGGATACTGTGACAGAAATGATTTTAACGCGGGAAGAAGCCCGCAGGATAAACGGGGATAACATAAGAACCGTATTCGGCTGTGCGCTGGAGGATTCCATCCTGAAAAGGTGCGATATGTATAAGGAATACGACTGCGTTGATCTGAATGGCATATATTCCCCTATCCCTAAATACGCGGTAGACATAGCCGCCGGGTACTTCATAGGCTCACCGTGCAAATATTATGTTCAGACGAATACGGTAGTCAAAAAGACTTCCGATGTTGCCGGGCGGCCTAAGATGCAGTTTGAGGACTTGCCCGATAAGAATCCGAGGGACGACGCATATTTGAACCGCTATCGTGCGATAATGCGCCGGAACCACGAGGACAAAGAGAATATGCGGCTTGCCACTTCCGCACTGATATGCGGCACGGCATACGAACGGATATACGCTTCTAAAAGGGACGGCCTGATAGCTCCAAAGTTCAAGCCCGTGGATCCCAGAAAAGCAATGCTGTTCCACGACCAGACTATAGACCGCAATCCCACGGCTTTTATCATTCGAGAAGAATATTTTTCGCTCGTGGACAATCGGAAGTATGAAACCTATGAACTGATTACGGATGGCCGCTGGACAAAGTATATATTTGACGGCAACGTTCGGGAAGAACCCGCCACAGCTTCCGAAATGGCGCTGCTTAAGACCTGCGGCATACCCATTGTAGAATACCCCATGCCAAACAGGGAGGGGTATTTTGAAAAGGTTCTTCCATTGGTTCACGCGAGAAACGCCATTCTGAACAACGTTTCCAACACGTTTAAATATAACGATGAGGCCATTCTTCTTATGATTGGCTACATGCAGCCCGAAACCGATGAGGACGAAGAAGAATTCCACGAAAGGCTGTCCAAATTCAAGACCTTATATCTGGGCGAGGATAATAAGGTTGAATGGCTGATAAAGAATGTTGACATACAATCCATTCAAGGGTACTTCGACATTCTGACTGGCGATATATACGCCTCTTTAGGCCAGACCAACCCCACTGAAATAGCCGAAGTGTATCAGAATATCCAGGCCGTCAGATACCAGAACTACGGTATGGATAACACGATAATAGCGTATGAACGTAACTTTGAAAAAGGTCTGCTGGAGGGCAGGGCGCAGAAGATAACCGCGCTGATGAATGAGGGAACCGCCAACCACTATAATTGGGAAGTGTTAGATGTGGCGTTCGCAAGGAATATTCCTTCCTCTATGACGGACGAGGCGCAATTTATGACCCAAGTCAAGGGCTCCGGGCTACTTTCAGATAAGGACATTCTTGATATGGTGTCCTTCGTGGAGGATTCTGAGGCCGCTCATCAGCGGAAGCTTGAACAGGATAAGCAGGAGGCAAACGAAATAGCGGAGGCAATGAATGTACGAGTACGGGGACGAACGGGCGAAGAGCCTGAAAAAAACAATAACGAGGGCGTTTCTGAAAACTAAGGAAACGCTCTTTTATATTGATTCCAACACAAAGGTAATCGACCAGATAAATCTTCTGTACAGAAAAATCCTGAGATTATCCGAAGAAGCGTACTTGGATATAGCCAAGAAAGCATACGCAGACCATAACGGGCCGGATAGGATACTCGAAGCGTGGGTAACAGGTATTCTGGACGATTACGACCCTGTTGTTAAATATGTTTTCACAAAAGAACTGGAAAGAAAGGGGGCAAGATTGGCTGAATCCATAATCGCAGATGCCGAGTACTCCGGCAAAGACCCCCCTACCGTCAATTATCCCCCTATAAAGCAGGATTTCACGCGGGGATTGAACTATGTGACATGGCAAACAGACCAATTCGCCATCACCGTTGAAGATAAGACCGTAATAAGGGCCTTTAAGGACAACGGTTATAAAAAAATCAAGTGGCACACACAGGACGATGAAAAAGTTTGCAAAGAGTGTGAAGAACGCAACGGAAAAATTTATCCAATAGACAAAATACCGACAAAACATCCTAATTGCCGGTGCTATTTTACGCCAGAGAAGGCATAAATCCCATTTTGTCAGAGAAGACATAAATCCCAAAGGAGAAAAAATGAAAATAGACATTACCAAAATGGAAGGCTATCGGGAAGATATGACCGCCGAGGAAAAGCTTGCGCTTTATTCATCTTATGAATTTACACCTGATTACACAGGATATGTAAAAAAAGATGTATTCGACAAAAAAGCCTCCGAGGCCGCCGAGCTGTCGAGGAACCTTAAATCCTATAAGGAGAAGGAAATGACGGACGAGCAGCGCAGGGCCGAAGCGGAAAAGGCCGCCAAGGACGCGGAGAACGAATACAAGACTAAGATTTGCAGCCTTGAAATAGGCAAGATATTTGCCGGAGCAGGGCTGAAAGAGGACGATTTCCCCGAAATGCCTACATTCACGGAGACGGATAAGGCTACGGCCTTTGCGAACTCCATCGTAAAGCTTCTGTCCGCCAAGGTGATCGCGGCGGAGCAGAAAGCGAAAACTGACCTTCTGGGCGGCGGCACACCCCCTGCTTCCGGGGCAGAGGCAAATGAAGCCGCTCAACTCAAAGCGGAGTGGGCGGAAGCTGTCAAGTCGGGCAATATGCTTAAACAAGTGCAGCTTATGACCCTCGCGCAATCCAAAAAAATAGACTTAACTTAAAGGAGAAAATATCATGGCAAACGCCCCTATAATGAGTTTTGCAGTACCTAACTATTCCGGCCTGCTCTACACCAAGAGCAACACCCAGACCCCGTTTATAAACCTTATAGCGGAGCCTCAGTACACCAATCACGTTCAGTTCGCGGTAGATCAGGAGTATTCCCTCGATACTCCCTCCCAGCCTGCCATATCCGAGCAGGCGTCCATGACCGCGCCTGACACCAAGAAGATAACCCGCACCCAGCATACCAACGTGACCCAGATATACCAGAGGGCTTGCGAGATTTCCTATGCCAAAGAATCTAACATGGGTACTATGAGCGGTATCAACATAGCCGGTCAGCAGGCGAACCCCGGCGACGAGTGGAACTGGCAGATTTCCCGCCAGATGCTCAATATCGCCAACGATATAGAGTTCACTTCCTTGCAGGGCGAGTATAACGCCGCTACCACCGATGCTACCATCAACAAGTCCCGTGGTATTCTTACCGCGCTGACCACCAACGTCATAGACGCGAAGGGCTCAGGTTCTACCGCTGCCGCGCTGACCAAGGCCATGATAAAGTCACTGGTCAAGTCCATCTTCGACAACGGCGGTGATGTGAACGGTATGATACTGATGTGCAATTCCTTCCAGAAGGCGGCCATTTCCGCGCTGTATGAGGGTTCCATGCAGATGCCGGATTCCCGCATGGAGGCTGGTGTGAACGTGACCCGCCTTATCACCGACTTCGGCGATGTAGGCATAGTTCTTTCCCGCGCCATGCCCAAAGACCAGATACTTCTTTTCCGTCGTGATGTAGTGCATCTTGTAGAGCAGCCCACCCCCGGCAAGGGCAACTTCTTCTTTGAGGAACTGGCTAAGAACGGCGCGGGCAAGAAGGGCGAGATATTCGGCCAGGTAGGTCTGAACTACGGCCCCGAATGGCTCCACGGCAAGATAACCAACCTCACCACTGAATAACCATGAAATTCTATCAGGGGAACAAAACGAGTATCCCCTTTGATGTGAAGGAAGATAAGGCCATAGCACAGTTTGTGCGTGGCCTTTTTGAGACTTCCAACGAAGCGACGATAAGAAAGCTTATCGCCCTGGGATACGAACACGAAGGAGAGTTTAAGGAAGAAGAACCCAAGCGGCGGGGCCGCCCCAAGAAGGAGGAATAAATGAATGAGGTAATGGTAAACAACGTAAAGCTTCAAACGGGTGCGCCGGACGGCGTTATCCTGATGTTTTTGGAGCGGTATACCGCAATAGCGTGTGCCATTACCCGCTACAAGGAGCCTCCGAAGTGGTTAGAGCCCTATATAGAGGACGCGGCGGTAAAGGCGATAGGGAAGATGGGCGCAGAAGCCTTTAATTCCCAGTCTGCGGCGGGAGTGTCCACTAACTATATAGATATTACCGAGAACCTTAAACAGACTTTAAAAGGCAAAATGAACCCGTTAGGAGCGGTATATGAGAGCGAAGGATAAGAAGGACGTTTATGTGCTTGCCCCCATTAAGGAGACGGTGAACGGGCAGACAGTTGTTTCGGAGTGGGCCTTAGTCAGACGGTATAAGCTTGTGGCTAACTCTGCCGGAAGCGCAGAGGATATAGCCATGTACGGCGAACGTATCAAGGAATATATCAAAATCTGCAAAGACCCCTCCGATGGGCCTGTTCAGATAGTCGAGGGTGACGGAATCTGCTTGAACGACCCGCAGGAAACGCCGAGCTATATTGTGGAATCCGTCAATTCCGCCCGTGGGTTCTCGACATATACGGCAAAGAAGTATGTTTAACGCCAAAGTTAAAGTCATAAAGAGGTTTGAAAGGCCGGATATTCAGTCTGCCATCCGAAAAGGGACAGAGAGCGGCGGTAAGGAAATGGCAGATATAGCTATTTCCATGGTTCGCGTTGATTCGGGGGAGTTGAAGGATTCGATAGAATTTACGATCTTCGATGAAAAAACGGGGGCCGTGAAGGGCAAAGTCCATACCGCAGCCATACCGCAGGCTATGACGCTGGAATACGGTACGGGTATTTATAACGAGTTGGGTTCTTCGGCAAAAATCCCGTGGTATGTCCATGAGAGCATGGCAGACCTGAGCAAGTACAACTTTGAGACCGTCCTAAGCAAGAAGGGACTGTTCTACAAGGTTTATGGCGCACACCCTCACCCCTATATGAAGCCCGCCTTTGACGCGGCAAAGGATTTTGTTGTTCAGTCCGTGGCGGACGAGATAAGGAAACTGCTATGACGAATATCTATAAGGACGCTCAGAAGTATCTTAACAAAAAACTTAAAGTTGAGGTTCAGCCGGAATCTGACGAGACCCCCGAAAGGTATCCTATCGTGACATTGAACATCACACAGGAGACATCGGTAAAATCTTTAGAGGGCGAAGCGCTTCCCGCCACCTCAATAAGATGTGGTGTGTGGGGCGAGACCTACATAAGCACCAAGGGATTTACAGGCGTTCTCGATTTGGCTGACAAACTTCACGCCGCAATGCTGGAAAAACACTACATAAAGACCCGCACGACAGAGCCATACCGCGATTCAAACGGGAAATGGCACGTCAACGTAGTCTATTTCAAAAAAACCAAAACTTTTTAAAAGGAGAAATATATGGCACAGTATCAAGCTTCCGTAGGCCAGCGCGTATTTTATGATACCGCTTACACTATGGCAAACAAGACCGAGATAGCCGGTCTTACCCAAACCCCCGATAAGGGCGGTTCGCCCTCCGAGGTTTCCGTAAACATTATATCTGAATACTTCGTGCGTAACCTTGCCGGTCAGCAGGAAATGCCCGTATTCGAGTATTCCTTTGTTCCTGACTTCACCGCCGAGACCGGCAATATGGCGAAGATGGGGCTTCTGGTCGGTGATGTTATCTGGATTTACGAAGAGTACGAAATCCCTTCCGATGCTACCAAGCTCGGCACTGGCATTCTTTATAAGGGCAAGGTCGTATCCATGTACGCGGGCGGACAGCAGGCGAACAACGCCCAGACGGGCGCGTTCTCCGTCAACCTTGTCGGCGATTCCGTATATATCGCATTCCAGGGCGAAACGACTTCCTATGTTGACCTGTTCAACGGCGAATCCGTGACCACCCCCGCATAAAGGAGAGTAGTATGAATATCGGTGAATTTGAACTTAAAGCCTCCTGCAAGGCTTATTGCGACCTCAAACAGAAAATAGGCGCTCCTAATCTCAAAGTAAAGTTCCTCACCGCCTACGAGCAGGGCGATTTGGATTTCTTTGCAGATGTGGTAATGTCGTTTGCAAACCCCAAACCTAAGAGCAAGCAGGCCGTGTTCGATGAGTTTGATAAGCTCATGGAGCAGGGTACTTACATGGAGGATATCTATACCGAGCTGGTGAACTTCGCTTACGGCATGGGTTTTTTCGGTCGTGTAGACCTGAAAGGGCAGAGCATTCAGGACTATATGAGAGAGCCCTTAAACAAGCTGGATATGTCGGCGGCAATGACCGAGGCGATAACGGCGGCGGCGGCGGACGTGGCAAAGAGCGTCGTTCGCTAAGAGAGCAGTTCGAGGACGTTAAGAAAAACATTGAAAAGGACTTCACCGATATAATCTACGATTTGCTCAAACGTGCAAGCATGGCGGGAATGCTCCCAAATCAGTTTTGGGAGCATGAACCCGCCGATATTGTAGACTATATCGAAGCCCGCGAGGAAAACCAGTGCAGGGAAATGTACTATTCAAGCGTGCTGGTATCAAGGTTTATTGCCGCCAACATAAGCAATATGTTCTCCAAGACTAAGCACGATTTGCCGAAGTACGAAGAACTGTTTGTTCCTGCGTCGTGGGAGCGGAGCCTTGACAACAGGATAGACGAAATAAGAAATAAATTCGGAGGATATGTCCGTGGTCGTTGAAGAATTACAAATTTTAGTCGGTTGTGATGCTTCAACCGCCGAGAAGGTCTTGACCGAACTGGAAACCAGACTTAACCGATTTGTAAAGCAGTCGGCAAGCAGTATGCAGAACGCGAAGGCCATACGCGCACAAGCCGCAGCGGAAAGGGAAGCGCTTAAAACCGAAGCCGCAAGGGTGAAGTACGCGAACGATATAGCCAAGTCAAACCTTGCGCTTGAAGCCGCGCAGCGGAAAGCCGCACAGGCAGCCGAAATGCTCAATGAAAAGACGCGCAAAATATCCGCCAGCGCAAGCGAACAGAGCAATGCGTTTGAACAGATGGCGGACGGGCAATGTGAATCCTTAAATAAGGTCGCGGAGACCGCCGAGGAAGTAGAGCGCAGATTAGACGAGGCGATGAGCAAGGTTCCTGCCGGATTCGGGGCGAACGCCTATAAGGGACGTAACCCGGAAGCCGAAGCGGAAGCTTTAGTACCGAAGGAAACCCAGCCCGTAAGCCGTGACTTAGCGGAAAAGTTTGTTAAGGAAGCGAATACTGCCGAGCTGTTCAACATGAAGCTCGACGAGCTTTATAATAAGCTGCAAAGGCTCTTAGGCGCGGAAGAAAAGCTATCCGAGGGCGGCGGCACAGGGCAGGGGCTTGAACGTGTCCGAGGGCAAATCCTGTCTGTGACCGGGCAGATACAGAAGATGAAAGAAAAGGCCAAGGAAGCCGAGGCAGAAATAGGCAATAGCGGAGGCGGTTTTTCTAAGCTGGTTGAAAAGGCAAAAGAAGCAGCCAAGAAAGGCGCAAATGCGTTTACTAAAATGAGTTCTTCCATTAAGAAGTCTTTTAGTAAACTGCCGTCCATAGCAAAAAGCGCGACAAGCAAAACACACGGGTTCTTTTCAAAATTAGGTAAAGCAGTCGGTAAAATCCTATCGCGAATGATTATATGGCGAAGCATAAACGCCGTGATAATGGGTGTGCAGGAAGGGTTTAAGAATATGGCGCAGGCCTCTCAAAAGGCTAATGCTACATTATCAGACCTCCAGAGCGGATTTACTTATGCAAAGAACTCTATCGCAAGCGCATTCCTGCCCGCGTTGCAAGCCATTATGCCTGTTATAACAAAAGTTACGATGGCAATAGCTAACCTGTTCAATATGATAGGCGCAATGTTTGCAAAGCTAAGAGGGCAAAGCACTTTCACAAAAGCCGCTTATGTCCAGCAGGATTACGCTAAATCCCTCAATAAATCCAACAAGGCCGCAAAAGAACTGAAAGGAACCCTTGCGGGATTCGACCAGATCAACCTTATCCAGCAGCAGAAGGACAGCGGCGGCGGTGGCGCCGGAGATATCGGTAAAATGTTTGAGGAAACCGATATAGCCGATGTTCTCCCGACTGATATAGCAAAATGGATAGACAAGCTTAAAGCCGCTATTGCCGCAGGTGATTGGTATGGTGTAGGTCAGATAATCGCCCAAGGCATGAATAAGGGTATGTCTATTCTGGATAACTGGATAAACAATACCCTGCGGCCTAAGGGTGTAGAGATAATGAAGGCCATTACGGACGGTATGAACGGCTTCATAGCTGATTTTGACTGGTCTTTGATGGGCAAAACCATAGCGGACGGCATGAACGCCATAATCGATATTCTGTATACATTCTGGTCGCAAACCGATTGGGCCGGATTAGGGCAGGGGTTAGGAAATGCTATAAACGCATGGGTGGAAAACCTTGACGTGGCACTCATAGCGGAAATGCTTAATGCTAAGTTCCGCGGCCTGTTTGACGTTGCCATTCAGACGCTTGAAACGGTAAATTGGCAGGAATTGGGCGACAAGGTAGCGCAATTTATAGGAACTATAGACTGGAACGGGCTGGTTGATAGGCTCCTTGAGAGTATTGGAGCAGCCTTCGGCGGCCTTACGGCGTTCTTTGTCGGGCTGATAGAACCTGCATGGCAAAGCGTTACGGAGTGGTGGAGGGGCATTATGGAACAAGCTGGAGGCAATGTTGTTGCCGGCCTGTTCTTGGGTATCATAGATGCTCTCGTCAATATCGGCACATGGATATATGAGCATATATGCAGGCCGTTCATCGAAGGGTTCAAAAGGGCATTTGGCATTCACTCTCCCTCTACCGTAATGGCGGAACAGGGCGGATATGTTATTCAAGGTATGCTTGAAGGTATTAAAAATGTTCTTGCCACAATCGGCGCATGGGTAGTAACCAATATCTTCACCCCCGTAATGAATGCGATTAAGAGCGCGTTCGGCATAGTGGGCGGCGCGGCTAACAAGCTCAAGGAAGTTGGTTCCGCTATTATAGACGGTATCAAGCAGGGCATAAATAACGCCTGGACTTCATTCAAAAATTGGGTAACAGACAAGTTCAGAAGCGTTATAGATGCCGCAAAGAGCGTATTCGGCATTCACTCTCCTTCAAAGGTATTCGCCGGAATAGGCGGAAACATTATGGCGGGCATGACGCAAGGTATCCAGCGCGGAAAGGCCGCCGCCGTGCGGTCTATGGCGGATATTTCTAAATCTTTGCAGGGCGCATTGAATGTTGATACGAGCATAGGAGTTCCCGCTTTTGCAAAGGGCGGTCTGGTGTATGGTGACACATTGGCGCAGGTGGGCGAATACGCCAACGCCAAGAACAATCCCGAAGTCATAGCCCCCCTTGATAAGCTGCAATCCATAATGGGAGGCCTGAACGATAAGGATACCCAAACCATCATAGCCCTGCTCAAGAGAATAGCGGATAAGGACGTGGAGATAGCACTGTATCCCTCTGCGAAGCTGGGCAGGATAGTCAATCAATCGGTCAATATGAACAATATTGCCATAGGTAACGTGTGATGTATAGATATGATATAGGCTTAAAGGCGGGGAGCTATACGCTCCCCGACCCCTCTAAACTGAATATGACACTCGCTGACCTCGACACGGAGGCTGAAAGAGACGCTTCCGGCACACTCAACCGAACAATGGTAGCGCAGAAGCTGACCGTTGAATTGTCGTGGGACGTGCTGACATGGGAGCTATGCTCGGCGATATTACAGGCTGTCGATTCCGACAGCTTTCCTTTTACCTGCCCGAACCCTAAAACCCTTGCGGGTAACTATTCCGGCACGTTTTATGTAGGCGACAGGAAAGAAGAAATTATTTGGTTCCCCGAAGGTGATAAGAACAAGGCGTATATTTCTTTGAGCATGACGGTAATAGAGTATTGACACCTCCCCCTAAAGGCGTGATAATGAAATTACATATCTTTAGGGGGTTTTGTTATGAAAATAATAGCTCTTAAATGCCCAAACTGTAATGCCGATATAGAGTTAGATCAGGATAGGGAATTTGGTTTCTGTAATTATTGCGGAACCAAGATAATGATCGCCGATGCCGTACAGAAAGTGAGCGGAACGGTAAATATAAATCGCTCGTCCGAAATCAATAACATTCTCAAAAGAGCGAAAGACTACGAAGAACGGCAAATGCTTGATGACGCCGAAAAATATTACGACCGTGCTCTTGATATTGACATGGACAATCAGGAGGCACAAGAGGGCTTGGAACGTGTAAAAACAACGATACTCGAACCCAATGTGATAATAGAACGCCCGGAGTTGGAAGGTTCATACGCCGAACAAATTGTAGTCAGCGAGGACGGTGAAGAAGTGTGTCGGCTCGGTTTGGGCGAACGCAGTTTTATAGAATGCCCGGTAGGCAGGCACGTGTTTGACATAAGAACGAGGAATGAAGCCATTAAAGCAAGAATAACCATAAAAGACAGGCGGGATAGCGTGAAAATTTCTCTCTGGTTCCAGCGCGGGTATGGACTGTACGGACACGCAGAGGGTTCCGCAAAGATAATAACCAAAGGCGCAGATGCCATTCCGGCGGAAACTGAAATGACAAAGAACACGCCGACAGGCGGCGGCGAATTTAATGTATATCTGGGCGGTAAACCTAAGAAGAGCGGTTGCCTGACCAAAATCCTAATCGCATTCGGCATATTGCTTTTACTCGGAATTATCGGCTCATTAAGATAAATACTCCGTGACACCTTCGGGTGTCTTTTTTATTGGAGGCAAAATGTATACAGTAAGCACAGGCTTTCGTAACGCCGTAATGTCGGGCAAGCCCCAAAAGCTAAAGCTGACATTCGGCGAAAATCAGATAGCGGAACAAAACCTCTCTATCTCCGGCTTGACCTATTCAAGCATGGCTTTCGAGGACGAAGAACTGACGATAGGCGCGGCCTGTTCCGCAGAACTGGGGGTAGAACTCCTTAACTTTGACGGGGGGCTGTCCTCTTTTAACTTTGACGGCACGGAGTTTACCGCCTCGATAGGCGTACTCGTGGGGGAAGAATACGAATATGTTCCTCTGGGCGTGTTTATCTCCGAAAAGCCCGACAAACTTAAACCTAAAAAAATAAGCATCACCGCCCATGACAGAATGGTAAAGTTCGATGTGAGCGCAGATGCTTTTCTTAATTCTCTTTCGTACCCGACTACACTAAAAAATATTTTCACATCGCTTTGCGCTCATGTCGGCGTACCTGCTTCAATGGCAGACTTCCCCAATTCGGGGAAAACCTTTGATTCGCCGCTGTTCAGGACGCAAGATGTTCTCTGCCGGGAAGTTCTGCAATGGATAGCCGAGGCGGCGTGTTCCTTTGCCCGCATATCCCGAAGCGGAGTATGTGAGCTGGCGTGGTTCACCGATGCCGATGTCACCTTTAATAAGACCGCCAATTCTGCGGACTATTATAACGCCGTGGTGTCGGAGTATCAGGTAGCCAAGATAGACAAATTACAAGTAGCCGCTTCCGAAAAGGACATAGGCGTAATAGTCGGCACGGGGACGAACGCTTATCAGATAATAGACTGCCCTATGCTGTATGGTTATACCGATGCACAGATAAGACCTTATGCACAGGTTATCTATAACCGCTTAAACTCCTTTGCGGCGTTTACGCCTGTCGAGCTGGACGCAAAGGGTGATTGGTCTTTGGAAGCAGGCGACATGATAAAGGTAGTCACGGACGATGGAACTTATACCTTCCCCATTTACCGCATGGACTTGGCCTTTAAGGGCAGGGCAAGGATACAGTACATAAGCTCCGGCTCCCCTCTACGCCCCGCCATAAGCGCGGAGAACCGCCGGACGCTCATAGCCGGACGCGCAGCCCATGAAATAGAAATGACCGTTGAGGGCATGAAGCAGACGGTCACGCGAGTAGCTTTCCTGACCCCTGTTGAATCCGACACCGACCCCTCTTTAGGGTGGGACGATGACCAGAAAACCGCGAACACGGGGTATCAATGGTACAACGATGGCAAGATAAAGGTATGGACGGGTTCCGCGTGGCAGACGGTCATCTCCCCTAAATACAATCAGACCGCCACGCCCACGGGCGCAAAGGAGGGGGAATACTGGTACAATCCCTCGACAAAGGAAATAAAGCGTTACACTGGCTCGGCGTGGGTAGTAGATAACACCGTATGTATGCCTACCACATGGACGCAGAGTATGCAGACACAGCTTGAAATAACCGCCGAGGGATTGTCGAGCACCGTCACCAAGGACAATATTATTTCCACCATAAATCAAAGCTCGGAAGCGGTATCAATAAGCGCGTCAAAGATAAACCTTAATGGCGTTGTCACGGCAAACAATAACTTCCAGATAGATACAAACGGCAAAATGACGTGCGTAAACGCCACCGTAAGCGGCTCAGTGACCACCGGCAACCTTAAGGCATCAGGCGGTACGATTGCGGGATTTACCATAAACGGAAACAATCTTACGGGTAACGGTGTCACCTTGTATGGCAATACATACGGAAAACTGACCTTGGGAGCCGTGGATATAGAGGGATATACCGGGCTATCAGTGAAAGGTAATCTATATGCTGAAGGTAACTTAACGACTGATAACAGATTCTTTATGACATCCCCACCAAGCGCAAGCGGCAGTGCCAATACTCGATTAGTTTCATATTCGGGTGGCGGTGGATACTCTTTAGGTATGGTTTCATCTTCCATACGATATAAAAAGGAGATACACGATATCAGGGAGTATGACAGCGTAAGCGACAGGATAGACCGTGTGAGGGCGGTCACATATACTCCTAAAAGCGGCTTAGACAAAGGCCGCTATTTTTACGGCTTTATCGCCGAGGAGCTTGAAATGGAATTCCCGTGGCTGGTGGATTATCAAACTGACAAAGAAACGCGGGAGGTAATGGCTGAATCGGTGGAATATGACCGCGTTCCTGCCATTCTCTGGGCTGACGCACAGGCTACACATAGCCTGCTTAGACAACTTGACGAAAGGATAAAGAGGTTAGAACAATGACAGACGAACAGAAAGCCGTTATACAAGCGATAATACACACACTTAATACTTCTATACCCGTTGTAGCGAAAGCGGACTTAGACGCGAAATTAGGCTGTATTCTGGCCTTAGAAAAACTTGCGGAGGACGAACAATGCACAGAATAACGGTTGACGGAAAGTATCTTCTCACCACCCCTATACAGTCCCTTGTTATCGAGGGTGAAAGTCTGGCGGATACCGTCACTATCAGCATACCCTTAGATGCCCGTGATGTAGACCTTGCCGCCGCAGGGTTCACCATAAAGGCGTACTGGCCCATGGACGGCACGGAAGCAAGGTATGTGCTGTATAAAGATGTGGGGGAAGATATAACCCTTACATGGCATATCACGCCGCTGTTTACGGGCAAGCGGGGCATGATGAACCTCACACTTTTAGCCACTCTGGCGAACGATGAAAAGAACATTATAGCCAAGTGGACGGGGACGCGGCCCATTGAGATAATCGCCGACCTTCCCGGTTCCAACCTTCCTACCCCCAGCGTGGCGGAACAGCTTCTTGCCGAGGTGCAGGACTTAGTATCCCAGGCGTTAGGCGCGACAGGCCCCACAGGCCCGCAGGGTGAGGTAGGCCCCACAGGCCCCCAAGGCCCGCAAGGTGTACAAGGCCCCCGTGGTGAGCAAGGCCCTACCGGCCCGCAAGGCCCGGAGGGCAAAAGAGGCTTGCAGGGCGACGCTGGCCCCGTCGGCCCCCAAGGCCCCGAAGGCAAGAAAGGCGATAAAGGCGACACGGGAGCCGCAGGAGAAACGGGCCCCACTGGCCCCAAAGGTGAACAGGGTATCCAAGGCCCTAAAGGCGACCCCGGAGACAAGGGAGAAACGGGCCCCAAGGGGGATACGGGAGCCACAGGCGAACGAGGCCCCGCAGGAGCGCACTATACGCCCTCTGTGACCGCTGACGGCGATTTATCGTGGAGTAATAACGGCGGGCTGGATACCCCCGCCACAGTCAATATAAGGGGGCCACAGGGCGCACAGGGAGCCAAAGGCGACACGGGCGAAGGATTTGCCGTGTTAGGCTATTACGCTTCTCTCTCGGCATTACAAGCCGGAGTATCTAACCCCTCCGCTGGTGACGCTTACGGCGTGGGCGCGGGCGAACCGTATGATATATATATCTGGGACGGCGTAAATTCCAAGTGGGTAAACAACGGCCCCTTGCAGGGCGCAAAAGGTGAGCAAGGCCCCACTGGCCCTAAAGGCGATACGGGCCCCAAGGGAGACCCCGGCGCGAAGGGCGACACGGGAGCAAGGGGCGAACAAGGCCCCACGGGCGAATCCGCCGGATTCGGCACACCTACCGCCACGGCGACCACCCTTGACGCGGGAACCCCCGCTACTGTAGAGGTGACAGCTTCCGGCGCAGATACCGCAAAGGTATTTGCCTTTAAGTTCGGCGTTCCCAAGGGCGAACAGGGTGCGACTGGTGAGCAGGGCGCAAAGGGAGATCAGGGAGCGAAAGGAGACGCTGGAGCAAAGGGCGACACCGGCCCATACTTTACCCCCTCGGTATCCGCAGAGGGCATACTCTCGTGGAGCAATAACGGCGGCCTGAACAATCCCCCTGAAGCCAACATAAAAGGTCCGCAGGGCGAGCAGGGCGAACAAGGTATCCAAGGCCCCGAAGGCCCGCAGGGCATACAGGGAGAGCAAGGCATACAAGGAGAGCAGGGAGCCAAGGGTGACCCCGGAGCCAAGGGCGACCCCGGCACAGCCGCAGGGTTTGGCACGCCTACCGCCACGGCAAACACCCTCACCGCCGGAGCCGCCGCCACCGTAAAGGTAACGGCAAGCGGCGTGGACACCGCAAAGGTATTTGATTTTGAGTTCGGCATCCCGCAGGGCGAAAAAGGAGCCACAGGCGAAAAAGGCGCGCAAGGCGACCCCGGCGCGAAGGGCGATACGGGTGAGCAAGGCCCGCAGGGTATCCAAGGGCCCAAGGGCGCGGACGGCGCGAAGGGCGACACCGGGCCGTATTTTACCCCCACCGTCTCTGCTGAGGGCGTTATCTCATGGAGTAATAACGGCGGACTGGATAACCCCGCAAGCGTTGACCTTGCTACGGCAGTAATAAATGCGCTGCCCAATGCAGATAGCACAGCATATTAGGAGGCTATATGTGGGCTAAAACAAACACAACCAATTACACAAACATAGCGGCGGCGATACGCGAAAAAAACGGAGCAACCGACCAATACACCCCCGCGCAGATGCCCGCCGCTATTATGGCCATACAGACCGGCGGCGACCTATCTGATGTTACCCTCTGGATAGCGGACTTTTCGACTTGGGATGGCGTGACCGTCACAGAAGGCGACAAGGATACCGATGGACGCGAAATCACAGCGTAACGTGTTTTTAGATATTTTCAAGGAGGATAAAGAATTAAATGGCCTTAATATCGAGCAAGCCCTTAGGAACCTTAATAAGGGCGGCGGACAGTGACGGCGGCAACGGCGCGGCGAACTACGAAATAGCCGACATAAACAACCTCGTTCCCGGCGGTGTGGTGCTGGTCAGAAAAAACATCTATTCCGAATCGCAATTCGGTTCAAACACATTGTATCCTAACAGCACGCTGGATAACCTGATAAAAACCACTATCTACAATAAGATGCCCCAGCAGCTCCGGGATAAAATGATGGACGTAACGTTTAATCTCTCCGGCTCCGGGGATATAACCCGTAAGATGTTCGCTCTGACCTACACCATGGCGGGCTTTGGCAATAACAACGGAGTGGCGGAGGGCAAGGCGCTCCAATTATATACGAGCAACGCCAGCAGGATTAAAACCTTTAACGGCTCGTCAGCCGGCTGGTGGCTTTCCTCGCAGGACGGCCATGGCATCATATGGGACGTCGCCCCGGGCGGCTCCGCTGGCAACGGCGGCCTCCCCACGTCTTCGCGTGGTGTTGTCTTCGCTTTTGCAATCCCCCAATCGACGATGCTGGAGGATAGCGCAAACACGGACGGAAGCTACAATATCAAGTACGCAGAAAAAATATCTTGTACTGTAAACATGGGTAGCGCGGAAGAACAGCCCAAGGAGGCGTTGCCTATAATATCCTGCAACGGCAATTTGACGCTGAAAATATGCAACAATGCGAACGACGCAAATCCGGCATGGGAAACCGCCGCGAATGAGACCGTACACAATTTTACCAACACGACAAAGACCGCCGCAAAATGGGCCATAGGGCTGAAAATAGACATAACCCGCACAGCGGGTGAAAACCTGTTTTTGAACGAGCCTGTCGTGCTGACGATGTAAGGAGAGGAAGATGAAGATAAACGAATACCAGACCAACCGCCACGCCGAGGCGGTACGCCGCAGAGAGGAACGGGAACGGGCTGCATACGAGGCGCACAAGGCTGCCACTGAACTGGCGGAGGCACACGCCGAGCTGGAGCAGCTGTTAGCGGATGCCCGCGCCAGCCTTACCCCCACCCCCACCCAGGGCGCACCGTGGGACGCTGAAACCCGCTATATAGCCGGGGATACGGTTGAGGGATATGTCGCCCTCAAATACAG